ATTTTATTTTCAATATGATTGTTAAATAAATGACAAGCATAATCACAGTGCATACCTTCATCACGAGAAATTAATTCATTTGAGAAAGTTAAACCTGGCATTAATCCTCTTTTCTTTAACCAGAAAATAGAACAGAATGAACCAGAAAAGAAAATACCTTCTACAGCGGCAAAAGCAACTAATCTATCAACAAATGATTCTGAGTTAATCCATTTAATTGCCCAGTCTGCTTTCTTTTTAATTGCAGGGATAGTCTCTATTGCATTAAATAATTTATTTTGTTCTTCTTTGTCTTTGATATATGTGTCAATTAATAAAGAATAAGTTTCACTGTGGATATTTTCCATCATAATCTGAAAACCATAGAAAAATTTAGCCTCAGTATACTGAACTTCATTAACAAAGTTCATTGCTAAGTTCTCATTTACTATACCATCTGATGCCGCAAAAAAAGCTAAAACATGTTTTACAAAATGCTGTTCGTCAGCATTTAACTTATTATCCCAATCATAAACATCTTGTCCAAGATCGATCTCTTCGGCAGTCCAAAAACATGCTTCTTGTTGTTTAAATAACCTCCATAAATCATGGTGTTGGATAGGGAAAAGGACGAAACGTCCGGGATTGTCTACTAAAATCTTCTCGGTCATGTTATTTGTTTTATTTATTAATTAATTCTTTTTGTTCTAGATACTCGTTGTAAGCTTTGTTCTTACGTTGTTTTGCTTCTTCTTGTTGATCTACTTTGAAGCCAAGTAATGTGTTCTGTTGATCCACATCAATTTCAAGAAATTCATTATTGAATTTACAATTATTAAACACAACACCATCTCTACCAATTCTAGATTTTAATAAAGTAAGTGTTGCTAAATTCATTTCCTTTTGTTCAAGAGTTTTACCAATAGACAATACAACATGACCAATTTGAGCCTTCTTAATTGATCCACCCATTTGATCTGTTGTTACTACCTCACTCTTAATAGAATCTCTATTACCTTGTGTCGCAGTCCATATCGCAATATCAAATTCGGATGTCATAGATTCAAGTTGTCTCATGATTGCACCATCCCCTTTCCATTCCTCATTGTAGTTTGTCTTTTCTGGAGAGATACAATCAACATAGTCCAAAGTTACTAAATCTATTCGAAAACCATCAGCTTGCATCTTTCTTAATTTAGATTTTATTTCAGAAACAGTAACTGAATCACTAGGTATCTTCAATAATCTCAATTCACCAGAAGATGATTTTTTTCTTTCTGTAACCATTCTTTCAACTTCTTCAGCCTGAAGTGGTTGTTCTTTTGGTGTTATTCCAGTCCAAATGGTAAAATGTTTTCGTTTAATGTTATTAACGTTATCCTCAAAGAAAATTTGAACAACATTGTAACCTTGGTTAAATGCCTCATTTGAAAACTTGGTCAATAATGTTGTTTTACCTGTACCAGTTGGTGCTAAAACCACCCCTAATTCACCTCTACCTAAACCACCGTCTAACAAATTATCAATACCGACAACACCTGTTGGTATTGGTCTTCTATTATCCGCTTGTAAAGCTAAACTAATACTTTCAAAAATATCCACAACATCATTATCAGTTGCCCCAACTTGTAAGGCGTCTTGAATTAACTTTTCGATTTTGTGATATTCTTCAAATTCTCCTTTAGATGTAATCTCCTCTATTTTTTTAATGGTTTTCTTTAGAACTTGTTGTTTACAAAAGTTCATTGCCTTATCCTTAATAAGAGGAACACCACCCTGATCAATAACATGATCTTGTATATTCTTTATAGTGTCAATAAATGCCGTTCTAGCGGTATCTGAAACACTCTCAGAAAGGATTTTTTGTTCTAATGCAGAGTAAGAAGGGAGTGTTTGATACTTCTCATAACACTCCTTAATATTTTGCATTATAAATTTAAAACCATTATTATCAAAGTAGTTTTGATCTATGACCTCAACAATAGATTCACCGAATTTACGGTCTTCTATTATAGTCTTTAATAAAGATATTTGATACGTGTGCCCTAAATGGCCAAAGTTTTTTTCGGTCATAATATTATAAAATTATAAAATAAATTAAAGTTGATACTGAAGATATGTCGTTTCTGGATTACCATATGACAAAACTTCAGTTAAATCTGCCAAAATTCTTCTTAATTTTGGTCGAATATCTACAGCATATCTAACCTTTGGATGATAGTAATGTGCTGCGAATATTCTTTGAATAAATACATCGTCACCTTGCTTAATTTGTAGCAAAAAGTATTGTTCTTCTGCTTCTTTTGGATCTTCCACAAAGTCATTATTCATAAAAAATCCTTGATTTTCGATTAGGTATTCGGAACTTTTTATTTTTAAATCTTCCGAAATTTCTTCACAAATATTTTTTACTTCATAATGCAATTCCATAGATTTTCTGGTCACAGGATTAAAATCCCTAACGTTAAAAAATCTTTGGCAGATGATATTGCCGTCTAGTGTAAGTAAAAATTCAAACTTGTTTTGTTCTTGAATGTTCATAAGTCTTAGTTTTTATTTAATTTTAAATTTAATTATGGTTTTATTTTTTTCTTTTGTTGTTAATCTGAGAAATGGGTTTAAGAATTTAATCCAGGCATCGTCACTTTTAGGTAGAACCGTGAAAATACCATCTTCTGTCATCATTTTCATGGCGTTTTTATAAGAACGGCCATCGGAATCAAGTCTGTCGGTTATTAAAGATTTAACCCCTTCTTTAGCTTCATCAGTTAGTATAGGATTATCAAGACATACCATTCTGTTATTCATATCAAAAAACTCATCACCATATACCCCTAACTTAGTTACCCCGGTAAGAAAATTAGCAATTAACTTATTGTGTTTATCTGCTTCAAATATTAGATTACCTTGATTTCTCACTTCTTCTAGACTTAAATGGCGAGTCTGCATCTCAGGAAAAAAAGAGATTAGTCTCTTAATTCCTAAATTTTTAATTCCGAAGATGTTATCTGATGGGTCCCCACAAAGTATTTTAACCAGTTTTACATTTTCAATAAGAATGTTTTCATGATCATATTCAATCATGTCATTCTTTTTGTAAACCTTTTTGTGAGCTGGGTTGTAAATGCTTACATTTTCATTTACTAACTGTGCTAGATCTCTATCTGAAGAATAGATTATCTTTTTTTCATTAGGGGAGTTTTGTGTGTAATAAGCGATACAATCATCTGATTCACAATATTCGAATTCACCTTGTCTAACGTAGATTTCTTCCAAATATTGCTTGATTCTTGATCTTTGTCTTTGATAGGCGTAAATTTCTTCGTCCGTCTTGATTCTTGTTTTTCTATTCTCTTTATATGGACTATATATTTTTCTTCTAGATTGGCTACCATCTTTACCGTCCCAGAAGACCACGATCTTATCAAGCTGATAATTTTCAAATGATCTTCTGAGAGTATCGATAAAATGAAACAAACCACCGAAATGTTGTCCTTTATAAAAATGGGTTTTTAACCCGTAGAAACCAATGGTTAATAAGTTGTCCCCATCAACCAATAATGTATTAGACATTTAGTCTATTCTTTAATAGTTAAACAATTAATCCTCGTTGTCTTCTTCTCGTATTGGTTCGAACTTAATCTCCTCGAGATTATCAACTTTTTCATCAAATAGTGAGCTGATATATAACAAATTATCCTTCACATAATCCTCTCTAGATTTTTTCTCTTCTGCAGCTTCTTTCGCTCTCATAAATCCATGAGGTGTTACCATAATTTTACCATCACCGAATTGAATACCATTAACGTGGTTTTTCATAACTGTAATCTTGCTTCTTGTTGCAATAGTAACAGTTCTTTTATTCTTTGTGATAGAAATTTTCGTTGTTCCAGCATTCTTCTCGTTACCAAATCTGAATACTAATGTTGAATTCAACCAAATAGATTCGCCACCTTTTGCTTTAATTTTTGGTTGACCAAATGGATTATCTGGTAATTCAACCCAAGGCTGATTAACAATAATTAAAGTGTTTGTATGGTCTTTATCTGCTCTTCTTGAGCCAGAAATTCTTTGGTTAATACCCATACCAATCTTATCTGAAAGTACAGATGCATTGTGTTGTTTACCACCCTTACCTTCCCAGGTCATTTTACAAGGAACAGAGCCTACAGAATCCCAAAGGAATAGTAAATCATACGGTAATTCACCTTTTTCTTGTAAATCAAGCATTTCATTGATGAAATCAGTTATTTGCTCAATATATTCGAAATCATTTTTAAAAATGAAATCTCCTGAATAGGTAACTTCACCAGTTGATTGATCGACATCCTTTGTTACTGGGATGCCCATAATTGCAGCATGATCAAAATCAAATTTTTGTTCTGTGATAATAAAAATTGGTAACATACCTTTTTTAATAGCATCAGCCGCTGCCCCAAGTAAAGCTGTTGTTTTACCTGTATCTGAGTGACCTAAAAACATATTAATGTGTCCTAATGCTGGACCTGGTAATCCACTAGCATCAAGAAATGCATCACCCAAATCTAAGAAACGATCTGGTTTATATGTTGTCTTGCTTGAATATTTCGAAGCAAGTTGTGAAATTGAGAAATTTTGTTTCTTTATAGCCATAATAATAATTTTTAAAAAAGAGGGCTTTTGACGTTATCTCCAGCCCATTGGATTAGAATGGCAGATTTTCATCTGCTTCTTCGTCTTCTTGAGGATCTTCAATTGGTGTTACAACTGTTTGTTTTTTGCCAACAATTGTGTCTTCACCATTACTAGCACCTGAAACCCATTTTTTACCGTCTGAATCCCAAGTTGGTGTTTCGCCTTTCGCAACCATTTCTAGGTATTCTTCTGGTTTTTTAGAGTACACGTCTGACCATGTTAACTCGTCATTTACCCAACCTTTTGCTACAGAATCATCTGTGTGAAGTGGAGATGGGTCTTCAGGAATAATAGAATTAATTGTTGTGTATTCCTTACCATTACCTGACTTTGTCAAGCTTAGGAATAATGTTAAATCTCTACCAGTTTGTAGGTCGGTGATATCACCTTTCTTTTGGAAAAGAGGGAAAATCTTATCTAAGATGCCATCTTGCTTTCCATTGTGCTTAAATCTCCAGAATTTAGGACCATCTTGCTCGTTATCACGATCGATAACCTTAACAATATAGAACTTCTTAGAACGATACTGACGTGCATATTCTTTGTCAGCCTCAACACCGGTATTCATCAATACCTGATATACTTCATTCAATGGAGAACGCTTACCTTCTTGTTTTGGATCAAAAAGCTTTACCCATTTACCATCCACTTGAATTTCGTGGAAATAAGCCTCTTTAAATGGTGTTGTACCATCGGCTGTAGGTAGAATACGAATTCTACGTTCTTCACCTCTAGAACCTTTTGGTAAAACCGTTGTAAAGTACTTTTTTAATCTGTCTTCACTTGATACCTTGTTACCGTTTCCGCTTGCGGATTGTTTGTTTTTTTCGTACTGTGCAAGTACTGCGTCTACTGTGCTCATAATTTTTGTTTTAAATTGACAATAGTAAAATATAAATAAAAAAACCCAGATTACAAAATCTGGGCTAAAAATAATTTTAAAAAGTATCTAAAAAGTTATTCTAAGGTCAATAGATAAGCCAATTTATTAATTGACCCTAACATCTCATCTCTAAGGTTTAAAAGATCCGAATCTTTTTCTTTTGATAATTCGTTATTAAACCCTATAAGTCTATTTTTTGCTGTTTGTAAAAATTCAACAATATTAAGATCATTAAGATTCATCATTTGGATAGTATCAGTAGAATTATCTAAAGTAAATCTACCATGTTTTCCCATACATGTTTCAACATATTCATCAATAAGACCACCTAATGTGTTATAAATGTCACCAAAAGCCATATGTCTGGCATAACCTTTAGTTTGCCAATGTAATATTTTGAATTGAAATTGTAAGCCTAAAAAAAAGTTTACATTAGAACTCAGATTGTTGTTCATCTTTATATGGATTAAAACTTTGTGCTAAGTGTTCTTTTGAATAATTTTCAACTTCGTTTTTAGTTAAAACATATTCGTTTTTACCGCTAGCTCTCATTTCTTCTTGTTTATGAGTGAAAAACTCTTGTGGTTTCTGACTGAAGGGATATGAATCTAATGAACGCATTTCTAATTTTTCCTCTGGGGTTGGTGGTTTCATTTCTTGAACCTTGGTACCCAATTCATCAATTTTAGATAATATTGCGTCCATGTTAGTTAATTTAGATTCTAAATCATCTAATTTACTAAACACGGTATCCATTTTTTGGATTACACCATCATGTTCCATTTTAGAACTTTCTAGTTCATTCTTGATGTTTTTAGTCATATTGACTAAATCTGTAACATCAACTTCTTCAGTTTCGCTCATTTCTGGGCTATCTGGTAATGGTGCTGCTGGTGGCATTTCTGCCCCCATTTCTGGACCTTCTACCGGCGCATCTGCTGGTGGTAAATCACCACCTGGTGCTGGAGGTAATGGCGCTGGCTCAGCCTGCTCATTAATTAGATAATGCTTATTAGCATTTCTATTGATTTCTCTAAATCTGTTTACTTCCTGTATAAGTTTTTGTTCTAACATAGTATTAGTCTTGTAATAGTTGTCTACCGTCTTCGGTAATGTATTTTTTATTAATTCTTTCAACGATTCCGTCTTTAGATCTGATTACATAACATTCGCCAGTTTGTAAATCACATTCTTCTCTTTCCATTTTATCATTTGATACCGTTCTTGTAACTTTTGGTTGTAAGAACTGATCAACCGCTTTGTTTAACTTTTCCATAGTGTTAAAAATATATACCTATAAATACATCAAAATTTATCTTTTTTTGTTTTATATTCTTACAAACCTTAAATAAACAACATCTCCTTCAACCAATCTAAGCTTTCTCATTAATGTTGGGCTAAGGGCTACACCAAATTTACCATATGTTTCATCGGTGATACTCGGTCCATTATGGATAGGCCCCTCAAATAAACCAGCATTTGGGTCTACACGTGTTTCTAATTTATATTCTGTACCATTTTTTGGTGAATAGAAAATTGTATCATACTCAAAAAGAATTTCTTTATTTTTGTTTGTTACATTTGCTCTAATTGAATAGTTTTCGTATAGTTCGTTAATACTAGAAAGTTTAATGATCTTATTAGGATATGCTTTCCAAGAACTTACAAGTGATAGATCAGCTGGGGAACCATCTTTTAATGGTGTGTATTTACCAGCACCTAAAACACAAACTCTAGTTCTTAACCAATTTTCATTTTTATGTGTAATAAATTGGATATACTGTTCTGGTTTACCGTTAATATTTTGACCATTATACGGTATTAAATCACCAAACAAATAACCAGAATCTTTAATAATATTATTAAGGTCCTCTCCTCTTTCAGGTGCTCCTGGATCAATTGTAAATGATTTATTATCAGCCGTTGTTAATGTTTTAACAGATGTCTGCACTTGATTTGCTTGTTGTTTTTTCTTAACGGCAGCAGAAAGTATTCTACTAAATAATGGTCTATAACTAGACATGAAGCTACTTTCAAGTGAAGGTAATGAGCTACTTGAAATTCTAACCCCAGTAAATGTTGTTTCGAAGGTACCCTGTTTTATCGAATGACTAACATCAAATACCAAATATGTACCCATAAACATTGGTACATTTGCTAAATAAAAATACATGGTTGGTTGTATCATTGCATTACCCATGCATGTAACAGTACATTGATATGATGCTGTTTTGTAAATGTCAAATAATCCAATATCAACAGAATGGCTACCACCGCCACCTTGTGATCTAGCTAATCTTTCTTGTGCTAGAGCACTCTCATTAGTATTTTTATATGTGCTTTGATCTAATGAAATATTTTTAAATATGTTTTGAGCTTGGTCTCCAAAGTTTATTTCAAACGAAACAACCCTATTTGATTTTGATAGATCCGCTTCCATGAATATTTTTGGTTCAATAAGAAGTGGATTGTTGTTTGGATTTTTAATATCAAACCCATCGTTTTTAAATTTATATTCCTTACTAACTCTCGTCATATCAAGATACTGTGACGTTTTGTTAATATATTGAAGAATAATCTTTGGTGACGATTCTTGGTAATCCACATCTAAGTGTGTACCAAATAATGTTTTAGCAATATTCTTGGAAGGTAAAATTTTCTTTTTGTTTCCAGAATTTGTTCCATAAAAATTAACATATGCTGGTAAAGGTCTTAAATCAAAATTAGTACCCTGAATTAATAACGAAACTGCGCTATATAAATCTATTTTAATATTTTTTTCGTCCGCAAGCGAAATTAGTCGTTCTAAACTAATATACGCCTCATCACCAATATCTCTATTTGCTCTATCTAAGAATAAGAACTCATCCATTAAACTTCTTTGACCAATAGCATTACCTGATATCCATTTATCATTAAATGATTTGAAGAATTGATACAGGTCTAATAATGTGGTTTTGGTTTCATTAAATCCATGATATATTGTAACCTTACCTTGATTTGTTTCTTCTTTTAGATCTGTGAATTTTCTAATTAAATTACCTAAGTATATTTCACGTCTATTGATTTGTGGTAAAACTAATTTAGATTCTAAATAATTTTTAAAATCAGTATAGTTCGGGAAAAAGCCTGGGGTATCTTGTATTTGAGATTTAACCCAACCAGCATATATTCTGGCTAGCTCTCTATGCTCATATATGTTTTCTGGTGTTACTTCAATATCACTTATTTGGAAAAAGTGATGATATAGATTAGTACTAATACCACTATAAGTTGCACCTGTAATATTTTGACCAACGTATAATTCAATTAATTTTTGATTTGCTGTTGTTAACTGTGATGAATTAAATGAGTTTACTGTGTAAGTTTTAGTTCTGCCAACATACCCAAATAAAACATAATTATCGATTTGTCTTGGATTACCAATAGTTACTTTGTCTAATGCCCTAGTGTTTAAAAGTGCATTTGTTAGTTCTTCTAACTTTTTAGTTTGGTTTTCTTTTATTTTAGATTCATAACCCTCGGTATTAAAGTCTATACCATCTTTAGAAATACTTGTTATCTCTTTTAATAAACTTTGGAAAGAACCATAATCTATCGTTTCTCTTTTAGTGTCTAGATCTAAATCAAGTGACGCAAACTCAATAAACATTTTTTCAAATTCGTCTAAGATGTCTGGACCAAAAACAGCGATTAAATCCATTACACGTTTTTTATTTCCGTTTAATGAATATTCATCGTTTATGTTTTCAAATTTCTCACCATAATTGGGGAAATATGCTGTAGAATATGATGGATTTGTTTTTAAACTATTAGAATCATATATAATTCTA